GGAATCTTCGGTCGTATTACTATCAGCCATAATCCTTATATATTATTCAAATATATTATTGGGCCCATTAATAATACTACCGGAACATAATTATCTACAAAAACATAAAGATTACTAAACAATAATATTTATTTACAAATGAGCTACGAAATCAAATTCCAAAATCAAAAAGTATGGGAATTCTTCGAAAAACACAAACAATTGAACATCGAAACCACCAATGTCGTCTTTGTGGAAATACTCGAAATGCTAATGAACCACACTAACCCCTCTTTAAACACCGAACTCGCATCCAAACTCCTCGAAAATATTCGAACTATGACCTCTCAAATTCAAGCCATCAATACTTCTTTCGAACACCATTTCACATCCAAATTCTTGGAATTCAAAAAAGAATCCATCGAAGATATCAAACTATTGCTTAACAAATCCTCCACCGAAACCTCCGACAAAATATCACCCCTTATCAAACAATATACCGATTCTCTGTTGGATAAAACGCAAATCCTCATTTCCGACCTTTTACCTAAATCAAACGAATCCTTATCCAATAACATTTCTAACGTCGTCAAATCCTTCCAAAATGACATCTCCAAAGATACCGAAAAACTCATACAATCATCCATCAATCAAGAAAGTCTTCAACACTTCCTCGATAATATCGACAGCAAATTCTCCAAAACCTTACTCGAATCCCAGTCCGTCATAAATAATATTGTATCCACTTCCGAATCCCGCATCGACAAAACCATCCAAGATATGAGAACCAACACCGACCATAAACTCTCTAACATCTCCGATATTTCAAACAAAAACTCCGAATCTCAATCCACACTACAATCCAATATTTCTGACCTACTCAAAAAAATGGAAAACTCATCCTCCAAAGGAAAAATTTCCGAAAATATTCTATGTAATCTACTCGTCAAACTATATCCGTCCGCCGAAATTAATTCTGTGGGAACCTCCAAAGAAACCGGCGATATTATTATGCTCCGCAAAAACAAACCTCAAATTTTGTTTGAAAATAAAAACTACAACACTAACGTCACACAAGACGAAATCAGGAAATTCTTACGCGATATTGACACCCAAAACTGTTGCGGAATTATGATGTCACAACAATCCGGAATCGCCAACAAAAATAACTTCGAAATAGGCATACAAAATAATAATGTCGTCATCTATATCCATAATCTAGAATATGACCCCGATAAAATCAAAACCGCCGTGGATATTATCGACCACTTCAAATACACACTCGATGAAAAAGACACCGTCGGGGAACGCGTCAATATCGACAAAAAACTCCTCGATGAAATGAACTCCGAATTCTCTCTATTTGTCAATCACAAAATAAATCATATCAAATCCATACGTGATATGACTCAAAAACTCGTGTCACAAGCTGAAGACCTCAAAATTCCGTCTCTCGAAAATTACCTCGCAAAACACTATTCAAGCGAAATTATCTCACAAGAACAATGCCCCATTTGTAACAAATATTTCAAAAAAGGACGACCTTTTGACACACACAAACGGTCTTGTGAAAAAAAACACGATAACTCTCAACAAAAAATTGACAACCTTGTTATCAAAACTTAAATTTTACGACTCTTACGACGCGTCTTCCTATACTTCTTCTTGTTAAAACGCTTCTTTTTTGACTTCTTATTTCGACGCTTTCCTCCACCCCTTATACCTTTATCTTTGAAGCCTTCCCCTTCTCTCGTTCCTAAAATCGCATCTACAAGATTACTGGGATCATTACCTAAGTTATTATTAAAAAAGGTTTTAGTAACAGGTTCTAATGAACGCTCGTAAACTCTCCACAGTCTAACGTGAGGACCGTTACTCGAAACAAAGTGTTGTCCATCAGGGAAAGCACATAAATTTTCCACGCCATTTAAACCGCCAGCTCTTCGAAGTATATCAAATATATGTAAGGATTCTTTTTGGTGTTTTCCCCACAGTTTAATTCTTCTATCCAGCCCATCATATCCCGAAATGAATCTATTATTATCCAACACGGCTAATGAAGTTGGAGGACCCATTTCTTGGTCATACATGAATTCTATTTTTTCATTGTCTACATTGTACCGTTTAATACAAAAAACTCCATTTTTTGTTAACATCTCAAGAACTTCTTCATCTGATTTACTCCCATCAAGTTCATGATACCAACCTCTGCTTTCGTTTTTACTACGCGAAGAACCAATAATAAAATGCTTTTTATCAGGAAACACAGCTAATGCCGAATCCTCCATCCCTCCATTACTATCTTCATATTTAATAACTTCTCTTATTGTATCTTCTTCTATCTCCCACTTTTTAACACTATCGATAATTACAGAAATGAAGGTTTTATCATCCAACACTGCTAATGCTCGTATTTTTCGTTCTTCGTTACTCACAAAACCTCTAATCTTTGTAATCGCATGGTGTCCTTTGCTGACAGGTCCATCATCTATGTCCCAGATCCAAATTTCGCCATTCTGATATCCCACAATGAATCTATCATTATCCAAAACAGCTAAAGAAGTCACATAATGTGGCTGTTTAAGTACTTTCACCATTGTTGTTTGTAATTTTTGTGGGTTATCTTCTTCAGGGTTTTCTATCTCCCACAGTTGAACGTTCATACTTTCACCTCCCGAAATGAAGCGTTTTTTAACTTTTTTATCTTTTTTATCAGGAAACACGGCTAAAGCATACACTGGCTCATTTCCACGTGTTACTAAAAATTTTGGATATCCTCCATCTGGATCGTTGATTGGTATATAATTAGGATATCTCTTATCCCATATTTTAAGGATGCCACGAATATCTCCCGAAATGAATCTATTATTATCCAACACGGCTAATGACAGAATTTGATCTCTATTATTCCTCCTACCATCTCTAAATGTATGCATGAAATTTCCAAGGATTCCACTCATTTATTACTATATATAATTGCTATATAATATAATCAAAAATTATTAAACATATAGTATACTATATACTATATGTTTCATCCTTTCAGAAAACTAAAACCCATTATTCCAAAGAATATCAACTTGAAGTCTCAGACAAAACCTTTAGTAAAACCCACAACACAATTACTACCTTATAATGATTTCATCAAAATTTTTCCGTGGAAAAATACTCAAAATTATGTCGTAAAAAATTGATTGATTTTTATAAGAATATTTCATACACATAAATATACCCTCATAAACTCACACACTAATATGTCTCGTATTATTGCCGTTAAAATTGGTCACCTTCCTCACGGATATCAACCCATCTTAGACTATTATAACACTAATAGACCCGAAGGAACACAAATGTTGGAAAAACTGAATAGATGCGAAGGCGGATTTCAAATCAAATTAGACAATTACGATGAAATCGAAGACAGCGACATAAATAACAAAATAAGACAACTCAGATGGTGCCGCAGAAAATTGGTCTCCGATATGTATATTGGATTCACAGACAAACAATTGGACCTTTTGTATAAAGCCATCGAGTCTTCATTTGGAAAAGAAAATGTAGAATTCGTCGATGAAACTACACGCGATTCAATTCCTCGCACATATCACGTCAAAGTCAATAATGAAAAACATTATCTCCGTGCTATGTATTAAAGCATACAAAACAAATACGAAATATCCAGTCAAAAAATCACTCAAAAAATCAACCGAATCAAAGAAACGAAAAACTAGGAAAAATAAAAAATTGTAACACCATTCAATATATTCTGTATCCTCATACATAATATATTTATTTACGTCGACGCGTCTTGTTAATTCTCTTAGTATAACGATTGTTCACTCTTCTTGACTTATTCTTTCCCCCTTTGGGTTTTTCTATATTGTCTACATATTTTTTCCCATCTGGTCGATTCGCATATCCCAACATGTGTTCTGTAATAACATTTGGCATTTTTTTGGTGTTACCAAACCAGTTTTTAAACGCTTTACCAATTGGACGGTCATAAGTGCTATACCATCTAACACGTCTATTTACCCCTCCCGATAAAATATTATTGTTATCCATAACAACCAACGTTTTGATTCTTTCCTTAGGAAGTTCTTCATCCTCACCTACACCATCTACATTTCTACGTATAAAAAAAACTCGTTCAGGCCTTTTCACAATGTGACTTCTACCCTCACTAGGCTGGTCTATACTCCAACATTTAATCGTCCCTCCATAGTTTGAAATAAAATGTTTATTATCAGGAAATATCGCTATTCTTACGGGGTCTTCAAACACATAATCAATATTATCATTGTTATCTGTTCTAAATATTTTTAATCTTGTAAATTTATTTTCTGAATCTATTTCCCACAGTGTGACTGTATATTTTCTATCTTTATATCCTGAAAGAAATTTTATTGACTCACTATCAGGAATAATAACGAGTGAACTAACGAAATCATCCAGTTTAGACTCATTATGAAATCCTTGGTTGTCTCCTATCACTCTAAACTTGTATGTTTGTGTTCCACTAAACGGATTTGTATATGTTACCTTGAAATCCCATAGTTCAATCTTCCCTTGAATTCCTCCCAAAAGAAATCTTCCCACAGAATTACCACTTGATGGTAGAGTTGCGATTGAATGAAGTCTTTGTATATTAGTGTCTATATGGTCATAGTCGTGTTTCGTTTCCCGACCCATATTTTGATTTATTGTCTCAAAATTTACTCCAAGTTCTGATCTTGTAACATAATTCTTCTCTCCAATTGAGTTAAAATCCCATAGTTTTAAATCTTCAACTGCTCCGTTAGAATAACTATCGCATAAAGAAATAAAATATCTTTTATCAGGAAACAACGCAATTTTATTTATATTACAATCATGAATAATCGTCTTTAAAGGTTCATCACGAGTTTTATCCCACAACTTAATTGAACGGTCATAACCACCCGAAAGAAAAGTATTTTCATCAATAATTACTAGCGATGTAACTCCGCCAATATATTCGTCTGTTTCCTGTGTCCATATCTTTACCGGTATAATATCAGATATATTCCACAATTTAATAGTAGCATCATACCCACCTGAAATAAAATGCTCTTTATCAGGAAAAACTGCTATAGCATTTACTGCTGAAAAACGTTGGCTGATCGGTACGGAATAACCCTTATGTGCTTTATAAGTTACTATATGCTTTATATTATATATTTCTCCTTCCGCCATTTTTTTCTATATATATACTTACTTATTTTTATTGATATTTTATCACTAAAATTACTTACAACTTTTACGTCGACGCGTCTTGTTTGACCGTTTTCCTCGTCTTTTATTGCGAGTTTTTCCACCTTTCTTTTTTTGTTTTTTTGATAACTGAACTAGTGCTTCTGCTGCTTCTTTTTCTGCTTTTGCTGCTGCTTCCTTCTGATGCTGCTTTTTAAGACTTTTTATATTATGTTGAATTGTTTCATTATTAAAATCCTTCACAAGATTCTTGTCGTCTTGGTTCAAAGCTGCAATGCCTATCTTTCTATATGGCAAAGTAGTTGTTGATTTTTCCGACATTATATATTATCATTCGATATTTTAACCCATACCAACTAAATATTCTTGTAAAATCATATGAACATATTTCATTCATTATTGTATGATATTTTTCTCATCCAATCACGCAGGACAACTATTAAAAGGATACAAATCTTCACTACCTTTCCTCAAAAAACACCTACCATTACGCGTCATTCCTTCCGAACATAACCTCACACAAAATCTATATACCATCTATTTCCATAACTCCCAATTCAAAAACCCACGCGTCAATTTCCTCGGAGACCACTCCAGCACCATCGCCACCGGTGCTTGGTCCCTCAAACGTTACCCCAACTGTAAATTCATCTGGATTGACGCACACCCCGACATCAATACTTACTACGCCTCATCCACCAAAAATTATCACGGAATGCCCCTAGCGTATTTGACCGGTTTAAACACACCGTTTTACCCAATGCCATTCCCTTTTATAATCAATCATCTACCTTTCCAAAATATCCTATATATCGGCATCAGGTCCATCGATACTTTCGAACAAAACATCATACAAGAACAACAAATCAAAGTCATTGAAACAGATGAATGTAACCATCATCTACAAAACGTCCTACAAAAAATTCATAACTTCATCGACAATGAACCCGTCCATCTATCTTTTGACGTCGACGCATTAGACCCTTCCGTTATGCCATGCACCGGAACACCCGTCGAAAATGGTCTCAAAAAAGACGTCGCCATTAAAATCCTCGAATTCATCTTCTCCAACGCATACGTGTATAATTTCGATATTTCTGAACTCAACCTCGAACTCGGCGATGAATTTCAACGCGAAACCTCCAAAGAAACTATCCTCGATATATTACGCGGCACTCGCATCATTCCTTGAAATATATTGTATATGGGTATACAAAATATTTCACCTCATTTCCTAGAAAATAACATCGATAATAATACAAAATATACCACTATAAGTCCCACAAATGAACCCTTCTTCAACATACCATTATGTATCGTCTTTCCACTTATGTAATTGTCTATTATATTCTCTATCAACTCTGAACCTATCACCGAAGATACTATCGAAATCAAAAATATCGAATAATACTTGTTTGTCACTATCTTCTCAAATAACTTACCCAAGAAAAAATCCTTGTATGTATTACTATTCAAACAAAACATATACATCATACACAATATACTCAAAAACACCTGAACCAACGGCATCTCTATATCGAAAAACCTCTTGAATGGCAATGTCACCAATAAACCCGACTCCGGTATCGGCGTCGCCACCAATAAAAACGCCCACACAAAAATAGCACGCATCGAACCATCACTAAATCCATAATAATACACCATACACAATAATATTAACGCAAATATCGTCGCCACAATATCATACAAAAATATATATGACTCCATCTTCTCCTTACTCATTGTTGTATTACCCACACCTTGAGTATTTACCAATAATATCGATATTATTATTCCGAATACCAAAAATGAAACTGCCACCTTCTTCATAAACATCCATTGAAATGCCAAAAAATCCGGCCCCTTTGACATTCCTATTTGTGGTATTATACAATATAATACATATTTTATTATTCATTAAATATATATGACATCTATATGGCCTAACAAAGATTTCAATATTGATATTTCAAAATTAAGTAAACTAGTTAATAATGTTTCTCAATCAAATGATACATACTCCGTCTCATTCAAAAAACCATACACAAAATTAACCTATCAGGGTTATTGGGATACTTCTAAGAAAAAACCCAATGGAAAAGGCAAATTCTCCTTACAAAATACGCCAATTGTTTTGGATATCACATTCAAACCCGACGGAACTTTGGATTCAACCACCGAAGGAACACTCGTTCAAGAATCATACATATATCAAGGACATTTTAACGATCAAGACGATTGGGGCTCTTCAAACATTTTTATTCACGGAAAAGGTAAACTCACTTTCAAAAACCACTCAAAAAATGATGTGTATGAGGGAAATTTTAGCAAAAATGATATTCAAGGAGAAGGAACTATGACCTATCTTAATGGAGCGTCCAACTCTGGAACTTGGCAAAATGGTAAACTTAATGGACCAGTTTTATTCAATCACCTTTCAATGGAACTCTCTAATATGAGTGGAAATTGGAAAGACGGAAAACCTCATGATGGATTCTGCTACGATGAAATCGTCATTGAAAAAAAAAGAGGGGAAAAATTAGTAAACGCATCATACACTGGATTCTGGAAACAAGGTAAAACATTCGGCCCCGGACAATTAATCAAAACAAATAATGAGAAAAATACAATCGAAAAACATATCGGATTATTTATCGATAATAAACTATTTTCATCAGAACGAATGAATTTACCATTAGGACAACACGTCAAAATTTACAAAAATGAACAAATATTTGAATACTACAACGGCGAGTGGAAAGATGGCAAAAAAAATGGCCTCGGCGTTCAATTCTTCGGAAAAAATGGCATATCCATATACAACGGAGAATGGAAAGATAATATTATATCTGGAGATGGCTCTTCCATCTATAATCCCACCAAGAATGAAGATGGTTCATACAATATTGATAGTATTTACCCCATATATGTAGGAAAATGGGACGATAATAAACAAAATGGATTCGGAATACTTTTATTCGATAAACCCACAAAACCTATCATCCAAGACAACAAAATAATAAATATCGAAAACCTTCGTTCGAAAATTGGAAAATGGCAAGACAATATAATGGTCCAAGGCTTCGAACTTAATAAAACTACCGTTGGTGATGAAAATATTTACGGAGAACCTTTAAATAAAATAAAAAAAGAAGATATTCCTCGACTTCATACTAGCATACAAAATGAAATTAAAGCTGATAATACAAAACAATCTTTTATTAACTCTCATCTTAATATTGCAAAAGTTTATATTGATGACATATTAGACAAAAAAGTTCACGGACTTACTTACGAACAAAGCAAAGAATTATCAATCAAACATTATTTTGATAATTACCCGAGTGATCTATTAGAAAGGTCTATTGATATCCTTACCATGCTTCAACTAAGCAGGCTTAGAAAAGGTGGAAGGAAAACACACCGAAAAAATTCCAAGAAACGCACCCGAAAACTCACTAGAAAAGGAGGTAAAGACCCTATTTTAAAAGACACAACTCAATATGAAAAAGACGCTCAAAAATTTTCTCAAGAAAATCAGGTTATGTTGAAAAAACACTTGGAAGAAGAAGCCAAAAGAAAAAGAGAAGAAGAGAACAGAATACTATACAATGAAATCATCGATGAAATCAAAAATAAACAATCTGAAGTCACCGAAATTGTTAAAAAGTGTATAAAGAACCCTTCCAAACCTTGCTCCATACCTCAATCTTTCGAAACAATCAGTAATAAAATATCAAAACTATCAAACGCAAAATTACTCGAAAAAGCTGAATATGAATCCAAAAAAATCATCTATTTGAATATTCAATTAATAAATTATATGATTAATCTAAATACGAAAGATAAAGAAAATACACCCAATAAAGATATCAATAATATTTTGAAAGATATCATCGACCAACTCAAAACTCACCCTCTTGCCAAAGGTTATAAGGATTCTAAATTATATGACCCTCCATCACATATGCCTATTGAAATTACCGAACCTTCATTGTAATCAAGCATACACCGTATTTAATTGTCGATTTACACGCACAAATGTGCAACACTTCGGTATGTTTTTCACACATTTAGCATTTATATACGTACACGTGCTACGCACTCCTCCCAAATAATCCAACACCGTATCCTCTAATTTACCCTTATACTTCAACTTCACCGTGCGACCCTCCGAAGAACGATACGACGCTACCTTTCCATAATGCGTATTCATCGCCGTTGTGCTACTCATTCCATAAAACATCTTGTATTTCTCACCACCTTCTTCTATCATCTCACCCGGATTCTCATCGTGACCAGCAAATTGACCACCTATCATCACAAAATCACCACCCGCTCCAAACGCCTTCGAAACATCACCCGGACAAGTTATTCCTCCATCCGAAATTATATGACCCTCCACTCCGTGGGCTGCGTCCGCACATTCTATCACCGCCGATAACTGCGGCATACCCACTCCCGTCTTTACACGAGTCGTGCAAGCACTACCCGGACCTATACCCACCTTCACTATATCCACCTTTCCGTTCAATATCAACTCTTCTACCATTTCACGACTCACCACGTTACCCGCCACAATTATCTTTTCTGGAAACGCCGCTCTAACCTCCCTACAAAATTCCACGAACTTCTGTATGTATCCATTCGCTATATCAATACATATCCACTTACAATCCACCTCACTCATCACTTCCTTTAACCTACTTATTGAACCTTCACCCATACCTGTCGACACCATAAAATAATTACCGTCCAAATCATATTTTTCCTTCGCCGCCTTGTAATCATCCTTCATGTAAAACTTGTGTAAAGCCGTCACGATTTTATGCCTACGCAATACATCATACACATCAAATGTCCCGATTGTATCCATATTCGCCGCTATTATCGGCACCCCAGTCCACTCCAGCGGCGAATACTTGAACTTCATCGTTCGCGTCAAATCCACCTCCGAACGACTGTTCAATGTCGAACGCTTCGGACGAATCAATACGTCACTGAAATCATACTTCACCTCTGTCTCGATTTTCATATGCTCAAATATATGTAGTCCTGTTTAAATACATATATTTCATAAATACTTATAACTAAATACACACGTTATTATTATCATCATATACGTCAATATCTTATACGCCATCTTCTCCGTAATATACTCAGTCACTATTAAATAAGAACCTATACCAATACCCACCAACGAACCTAATATCACCAATATTGAATCCCGATAATTTATATATCCTTTGTGATGATACAATAATACACCCGGCAAACTCTGAGGCAATAATTGCATCAATAATGATGCTCCCACAGCATTATGTAATCCCATTCCTGTGTATATCAATAAAGGCACCGTTATGATTCCAGCACCCATTCCTATCATTCCCATAAATATTCCCGCCAATACTCCAATCAATATATACATCACATAATCCACCATCCTTTACTTATTTTTGAGATTTTTATTTCACTTTACCTTGTAATCGAATTCGAACACTTTCCAATAATAATCACCCTCTAACGGACCTTTATGAAAGATATCGGCTGCATTCGTATAACCCTCATACGGAACTTTAGTCAATTTAAATATCTTCAACTCGTAATACACAAATGAATCCAACACAACTATATGTGTGCTTATCAAATCATTGGACACGAAGTGTGCTTTGCGAATCGGATTGTTCACCTTGTTTTCTATAAACTCATATGTCACCTGTTCACGATGTGAATGCGTTTTTTGAACTCGGATAATCGTTTTCAAACAATTATATTTAGACATATCTATACTATCATATATCCTGAAATATCGACGCGTATCTATATCTGTGATATAATGTGCTATATTCCACCTTATATCATACGGCAATATTGACAAATCCATCCTTGGTATTCTCTATCAATTTAACTGTATATTATTTCT